TCTAACGCTTTTTTTCTTAGGAAGTTACGAACATTATTCCCGATGTCTAGGAGATTCATTTGCTACCCCTTTCATTACTGAAAGTTCCAGGGATAGCCATTTGCCGGAAATATACTGTTACTTTGTTTTGTGTCATCTTCTCCGCCAATTTGAGCGCCTGGATAATATGGTGTGGTTGTATTTGGTGCGCCTGTGTTAGGTCTACCATCAAAAGCGGTATATTCAACACCTGGTGCTTGGAATGCTCCTACTTGAGACATATTAGCCTTTAATTGCTGAATATTTGAAGCGTTTGAAGCAGCCCAGCTTTCAAGCATACCTTGTCTCTGTTGAGCATATTGTTTGACATTGTTTAGCTCTTGCATAGCCTGATTGAATAAATTAGTAGTTAGTGCTTGTAAATCCTGAGACTTCCTAAGTTGTCCGTTAGCCTTAGCTTGTCTTAATTGATTCTGTGCGTCAGCAAACCATACCGCAATCTCGTTAATCTTTTGGTTTTTGGTTTCCTCTAGGTTTCTAGTTTCGGTGTCGTAGATATTTCTTAGGCTAGTTTCTCTAGCTCCAATATCATTCATAATCTGACCTGTCTGATTCATTACATCGCCTCTTTGCTGTGTACCCATTTTGGTTAGGGCGTAAGCATATTGATTAGCAGCCGATGAGTCTCCAGCACCACGAGTACCGAGATAGATATTACCTGCTTGCATAGAATTACGAATATTGCCAGATATATCTCTTAAGGTTTTAACTTGCTGATCTTCTGCTTTTACTCTTTGCTGACCAAGAGCGTTTAATCCCTCAGTCTTTTGGTTGCCTAGAGTGTTTACGCCTTGATTGTACTGGCTTTGAGCAATGTTTTCTTGTGCTGCTTTTTGTGAGGGTAGCCCATTGTTAAACATATCATCTAGCTGTGCAAAATAGTCATTGTATCCAGAGTCAATTTGGCCTCTAATCTGGGCTTCATATTGTTGTCTGGCTAATTCTTCTTGAGATGGGCCTGACGGTTGAGGATTGTTATTTACTGGCTGAGGGGTAAAACTGCCACCTCCACCGGTGGTCGTTCTTGGTGCTGTTGTATTAACTCCGCTTACTTGACCACCACCACTGATAGTGTAATTACCAGGTGTGCCAGGCGCTAGGTTATTATTTTGAGTAAAACTTGGATTAGGACCAAACAAGTTACTTCCACCTTCAGCTGTTTGGTTGCCTCCAATCATTTCTGTAATCCCAAAGTCAGGCACAGGAACGCCAAATATTGAATTGTTAGATGCGTGTGGGTTAAATAATCCCATAAGTTTTAATTAAAAAAAAAAAAGACACGCAAGCTACTAGCTCCGTGTCGTGGAAGTAACATTGTACTTCGATAGACTATCTATATTTTAAGCCATACTAATTATCTAGTCAATATAGACTTGAAAAAATCTGCATAATCTATTGTGTGGTCTTTCATCTGCCAATTATCCTCCATAGTCTTAAACGCTGCTTCTCCAGCCTTGCGTCTAAAATATGCGTCATCAATTAGAGCCTTAATAGATTCGTGCCACTCTTTAGCTGTTTTAGCTAAAAACCCATTTTCTCCATCCTTAATAACTTCTTGATATTGTCTAATATTCTGCCAAACACCGGGCTTTTTAGCACTAGCACTCTCAATAAACTTAATACTACTTTTGGCTCGGTTATATATATTGTCCGTTAGTGGTACTACCATAATATCGGTTTCGTCCATAAAAGTTGGAAATTTATCCCTTACCCATTCGTAAATATCCATTGCACCAAAAGCGTGGTCATATCTTTTACCCCACTTCATTTTAAAAGCTGATTTGTGCGCACCAACCGTCTTAAAAGTAACATTCGGATATTCTTTCATTACTCTATCAATTCCCGATACAAACTCTTTTTCTTCTAGGGATATAAAATGCGTACCCGATCCAAAATGTGTTAGTTGGATTTTCCCATCATCTTTAAATTCTGACCTATGAGAATAAAGGTCTAAATCAACATAGTTTGGGAATATTATTACTCTATCTGCTGACTTAGTGGTGTTATTTAATACTACATTTTTAAGATACCTATTTGTTACAGTTACATAGTCAACCTCGTTACAAATAGCGGTAAAGTTTCGAATATTGTCAGAGCCAGGCTTCCAAGCCTCATAAGCTGACTGATTGTCGGGCAATATGTTCCACAGGGCATCGTCAACATCTAGCACTATTATTCTGTTGTACTTCCTAGCCATAGCTCCCATTTTGGCAAACTCCCAAGCATTAGCAATGTAGTTGAGATAAATAATATTGTGGTTCTTAGCAACAGTTTCCCAGTCGTAGCCTTTAGCATTTCTTTCTTCTTCGGTTAACTTAACATCATTAATATCAAATATATCTATCTCAAATTTAGCCTCATCGTCTGAGTACCCATTTAAAAACTTCATAGGTTGGATAATACGAGCAAAATCAACCCCTGCCGTTCTGTCCTCTGTACCGTGAGATGGGAAAGCAAATATCTTTATTGTTTTCATCTTTGAGTATCCTCAATAAACTTATCTAATTTTTTACTAAATTGGTCAACCATTCCTTTATAGTGTTTAGTAAATTCTACAGTATCTAGTTTTATACCCTCATCTTCTCCCCACGATATACCATTAAGTGTGGGTTCATACTGGCTAAATTCTTCTTTGGTATATATAGACGGTATTTGTACAACTCTTACTCCACACAATCTAGCTAACTCCGTCATCGCTGTTACTGGGTCATAACAATACAACAATTCGCACTCGTTTAATATGTCTGCTAATTTTTGTTGGTCATCAGCTACATTTCTGTCAATTAATATGGCATCTTCGGGGTGTTTGTTTATATCCTCAGGTTTAAAATAGTGCATACCTTTACCGACAAAGTAGGCCGTTTTGTTTCTCTTTTTACCTTGTTCTTTGAATAAGTGTGTATTAAGTATAGGCAAAAACAAGTAATGGTCTTCGTCTGTATCCCCAAATAATCTTGAAAAGTAGTACAATTTGTCATTTTTACCAAAGTCAGTTGGCCCAGTCTTTACCGTACCGTCAGACCAAACTGCCTCAATTCTTCCTGGTTTATTTAGAATATATCTAACAACTGTATCAGCTCCAGCTGGGTTTCCGTCTTGTATCTCAGGATATATGGCTACAAAGTCAGAAGTGTTATTGTATTGGGCGTTAAGATGTACTATTTGACCTTTAGCTAATAACCAGCCATACAAACCATACATAACTCTAATACCACCCGATGTGATATCAAATGGCGGTGTAAAGATACTATAAGGTCGCATAGACTTCTGTGGTATGTCCCTCCATTGAGACTTTGTTTAGATAATCAACTACTGACGGTGTAAAACCCATTTGTTCAAATTGAAGTTTTGGTAAAGCAGCTCCGCCTTTAGCGTGATGATAGATTTTTACTTTTTCGCCACGACAAAACAATTCATCTTTTTCGACATAAAATTCTGCTTCTCTATTTAACGACTTACAGCCGTAATAATCTTTATTACCATCAAACACTTTTAACTTCATAGCCTTAACCTCTGGGTCGTTGTAGATAACAAGATTCATCGTGTCATTTTCTTTACACTTGTAAATCATTGCCTGTTTGTTTGCTTTTTCCCATATATCCCAGAACTTAGGGTTTCTTGAAGCGATAAGTCCAGCATTGAGATACATTTTCTCGCTAACATCTCCAACTGATGTATTTTCGTAGTCATTAAGGTTAAGTACACTACCCACCTCATAATCATCGGCTAATATAGCCTCTAATCGCCCCGTTACGACACTGTCTGCATCAATATTGACCACCAAGTCATATTTGTCTGTTAAGAGCTTTGCAAGGGTCGGTTTTGCGTTGTAGAAGTTCAAATCTTTCTCTTTGAATATTTTATCTACATCAGCTTGACGAAAAACCACTAAATCAATATCGGGGTGGAATCTCTTGAATGAAGTTATCATTTTGTAAGTCCCAACCGGATAGTAGTAGTTGTCCGAAACAAATGTGAAAAAAACTACAGGTTTTTTCATCGAGTGAACAAAACTATAATTGCTGAACTCTCGTATCTTCGGCCCTTAAAGCCAAGTCCCTCCATATATCTAACAATATTCATCCAATCTGCGTGATGAAACTCGCACTCAATGGATTTAATCTTTGGAGCAACTTTTCTAAACCCCTCCGAGTAAAGGATTAGTTCTTCTGCGCCCTCTGGATCAAACTTCATAAAGTCGACTTCATCAATACCAGCTTTCTCAAACAAGGTATCCATACTCATTGTCTCAACTGTTTCAGTATCCCCGCCGTAGTTGTTGGTAATTGAATTACAAGTGCGATTATCAGCGTGATGTGAAAGAGTAGCCTCTCCGTCTTTGTCAGACAATGCAACATTGTAAAGTTCGACATTATCCCACTTGTTAAACTCTTTGTTTTTAGCCAAAGCTGTAAAGTGTTCGCTTGATGGCTCAACCGCAATAACTCTTTTAGCGTGTTTTCTAAAATGGTCAACAGTTATACCGATATTAGCTCCAACATCGACAATAACCATATCTTTTTGACCATTCAATATGTCCACATATACACCCTCAAAATATATCTCACGATAGATATATGGAATAAATAGACTATCAAATGGTATATCGTTACCGCTTGTATCTTTGGTTGGGTAGAACAACCCGCCTAACTCTACCTTACTCTCTGTTTTTTTCATTTTATCTTTTAAGACTTATAAATAACGGTTTATCGCTAGATACTGCATATTTAACCAAACTTTGTGTGGCTTCAATATCTTTTGGATAAAACTGTTCAATGTTTGGGCAAGTATCTAATAACTCTTTAATATTAGTTGCATCGTGGCTAAAACCATCGTGTTTGTAGTCATCGTCTCGGCCACCGCCAATTAACTTAACAGGTAAGTCCTCGTGGTCAATATATAGTTTAATTGTCTCGTAAGCTCTCCTAATTAAGAATGGTGTTATGGAATAGACAAATGGTATCTTTCCTGATTGTGCCAATCCAACTGCAATATCCATCATTGCCTGCTCACTGGCACCGCAGTTCACAAACTGATTAGGGAAGTCAGCCTTAATATCGTCTAACATTCCAAACCCCAAATCGCCTGTCAGAACAACCACATTCTTATTCTTCTCGACTTCATCGTATAGATGCCAGAAAAATGTACCTCGTTGTGATGGGTGCGGACTACTTTTTTTCATATTTAATTAAATCATTGTATTCTTCATCGGTCATTGTGTGATAGTGAGCTTGCTGTCCTTGTAACCATTCAGGCCAGTCTAAAAGATTAGTTTTTACTAAAAGTGATGGATAAAAATACTGCAAACGTAAATCAAGTAAGTCTGAATCAATAGGGCCGTAAGCTCCCCAACCGTTGGCATTAACCGTTACTCTAAGATTTTCAAGCCTTTGTTCGCTGGCGATTCGTAGTGCCTCCCATACTGAACCCTCAGCACACTCTCCGTCACTAAGAAGTACATAAACATTCCTAGAACGATCTGCAAGTGCCATACCGACAGCAATACCAATGCCGTGGCCTAAAGACCCGCCAGAGGCCCAAATACCGTCTTCTATATCACGATTACAATGCACACCGTGTTTCTCTAACAACTTCTCTGCATCTTTAAACTCAAACTTCTCTAAAACTACATATAGAGCTAGTGAGTTATGAGCGCAACTATTAACAAATGGTTCGTTTATCTTTTTAACCTTGTAAATCTGATGAATAATTGGCAGCGAGGTAAGGACCGACCCTAAATGGGATAGTTTGTGTTTGTGGGATATGTCAATTACTCTGCGCTCTAGATCAGTCATTATATGCCTCCACCATTTCTGTAATACTTTGCTCTAAAGACTTAGTAGGCATCCATCCCCAACCCCTAGACTTAAAATTAGTTGATACCCAGTTTTCGGAATCGTAATCACGCAATTTGGGTACAAAGTTAATATTAGCCTTTTTACCTGTTACTTTTTCAACAATATCTAATACTTGAGAGTTACTATATTGCTTACCCGACCCCAGCTCAAATATTCCTCTAGCAGAGTTTTGTGAAAGGTTAATTATTCCGTCTACTACATCTTCAACATCAATAAAGTCGTGTACTGGCTCTTGTACAAAGTTTACTTGTTCGCCTGTGTAACACGAACGAATAAGTGTAGGTATTAAATGTTCTTTCTGTTCTCCAACTCCGGTAATACTAAATGGCCTAATTATTGCTATCGGCAAGTGATATTTCTCCATAAATGACAGCAATATCTCCTCCCCTGCTTTTTTAGTACGGGAATACATTGTTTGATTTTTAAGATTGACTGATGATGTGGATATATAAACAAAAGACTTAAAATTAAGTTTAGAAGTAGTGAGAATGATATCAACTAAGTCTGTAATATTAGCTTTGATTATTTTCTCATCTTCTGTATGAAAAGCCATATTGCCATAAGCAGACAAAAAGAAAAAGTTATCAAGTTGTTTAATTTGTGTAGTGGGGATTTTGTCGTGTGGAATACCAATAATATCTAATTTCTTAGATAGATGCGATCCTACAAATCCTGATAGTCCTGTTGCAAAATTCATTCCTTAAATTCCTATAATTATTATCTCACAAACTAACTTTACCTAGCAAACGGTATAAAACCTGAAATAATATCTTTTACTAATGTTCCACCGCCCGCTGTTATATCAAAACTCCTCGCACTACTCCACGCTCCATAACTGTTACTTCCTGTTGGATCAATACCTCGAGCTCTCCAGTAATATGTTCCAACCGCTAAAGCATCACCAGCTTGAACAGTAAATTGTATATTTTCTCCTGATGTGAATGGATCGGTATCTCCTCCGTTATCTGGGTTTGCAAAGCCTGAATCTGTGCCTGAGACTTTGTCTGAAATAATTTGAGTAGCTGCCTTAATTTCTATAGCTATTCCACCGAACTGAACACCTGAAGTAAACGTCATATCCACGCTCGTATCGTTATCATTTCTAAACTCTGTTGTTGTACTTAATCCGTTTACTCCTGCCCCTGGAGAATTTCCAGCAATTGTGAATCCTGATCCAGCTACATGACCATCTGTATCGTTTCCTGTTCCAAACACTCCGAATACAGCATTATTTACATTCCCAAAAGCATTCGGAAGCGTCACTGTTAACGAACTAGCTGAGAGAGTTTCATCTTTATTCGTTGCGATATTTGTTGTAATTATTGGAGTTGTAGTATCCATTCCTGTAAATTCTTCTAATGACCACGTAACATCCGTATCTGTTCCTCCAAGGTCTATAGTGATTGCACCTGATGATGGTGAAGCTCCTAATGCTTTATAGACAAATAATTTTCTAAGAGAGGATGCAGAAGTGTCAAATGCTACAGAATCTACCAATTCCCACGTTAAACCACATCCCGTAACAGAAGATATTGTGGGAGTAATATTTGAACCATTACGAACTGAAAAAGATAATAGTTGTAACTTATTAGCAGATGGAGAAACTGATTCTGTATCAACAGTGGTTAGTGTTCCATTGGCATTTCCATTGGTTAAAGTAGTCCGAGTTATTTGTGTGAAATTAGACGCTGCAATCTGCACGTTATATCTAATATCATTACTTTGTGCATCTGTTCCTGTGAAATCAAAAGTCGGGGTTGTATCGGAGTCACTTGAGGCATCTGCTGGGCTATTAAGGGTTACGGTTGGAGCTGTCTGATACAAGGCATAGATTGCATACATTCCGTCTGCATCTGCTACTGTACCACCACCGTAGGGGTCGTTGAGAGTTGTTTGTGAAGTTCTTACGTCTGTACCTGAACCACCACTTGTAGCACTATCAACTGTACTAGAGCCTGTGTGAGCGTCCATTTGCAAACCAAGCCAGTAAGCAGTAGAGGGAGAAATTGCCCAGTCTACAGTTACAGTTATCCAACCACTAGAAGAACTTGAATTAGTGTTATCTACATAAAGTCTAGCGTCGGCTACACCAGCCGAATCAGAATACAAAGCTATCTCAAAGTTTGCTGTGTTTGTTCCACTTCCACGATACCAACCAATTTGGGTAATTTTGACTGCAGTAGAGGGAGAGGTATCTTTTACAACAACAGAAGAACCATCAATGGTGGTATCCCCACCTGCTGGGTCAGTTGATGGTGCGGTTGCTACAAATCCTACGTTTGTTCCTAGTGCTAGTGCCATTAGATTTCATAACCAACACAAGTTATATAAACATTTCCTGCGCTGGTAGTAACGAGTAAATCTGCTGCGTCTTCGCCTGAATACCAGGGAGTCGTAAAGTTATGCGATACACCCGAGTTAGCAGCAAGCTCAAATTTCATAACAACTTCATCTCCCCCCGCCTTGTCATCTTCAAATGTTACTGTTGCTGCAGCAGATACGTTTATTATTAAATCTGTGACATACCATCTCTTGCCAGCAGCAGGACTCCATACAATACCGTCCGTAACTGCGCCTGCATTAGTGTAGTATTTTTTAACGTGTGATGTGGTAGCGGTTGCTAGGTCGCTTTCGGGAACAGCGGTTCTCAGTTCTCTAAACGCATTTGTGGTAAGTGGTGTTACATCTCCATCTGTGTTAGCGGTTGTAGCTACTTGCGTTACCCCACCGATTAAAACGTGTTTAGAAGTATCTGCCGTCCAGTCTGCATCATCAACAAAAACCGTATCGTCTATGAGTTGTAAAGCAGTAGTCTGGGTTTGTTGTTCAGCTAAGGTTGAAGCTCCTGTTGGAAGTGCTGATGAAGTTACATCTACGTCCCCAATATCTACACCAGAATTAGCTGCTAACTTACCGATTGCTGCTGTTCCTGCGGGAAGTGCATCCATAACAGCTACGTGAAGTTTGCGATCAGTGGTCATTCCAACCATTCCAATATCGTTTGCATTAATAGATGTGTCTGTCGGAGTAGCAGCAGCCATTATGCCTATACCTTTAGTTGAGCCTGTTGAATGGGTTGCGGTGTCGTCTACAAAAATAGCGTCGTCAATAAGTTGTAGGGATGTTAGTGCCGCACCATCTACTTGCACAGCAAAAGTGCCCGCATTTGTTACATCTGGCAAAGTAACAACATCAACATTACCTATATTATTATCTCCAGCCGCTATTGAAGCTATATCTACATTCCCAATGTTATTATCTCCTGCTGCAATACTTGTGATATCCACATCTCCTATATCAACACCACTGTTTGCAGAAAGTTTACCTATAGCATTTGTGCCTGCTGGAAGTGCTGCGTCTATAGTTGCTGAGGTTTTAAGTCTACGACCAGAGGTAATACCCACTGTTCCCAAATCTCCATCAGTTACCGAAGTCGGAGTTGATTCATATACTCCTTGAGCTGGAGTGCCTGTTGTTGTGCCTGCGGTAAAATCAGCATCGTCCGCTGCACTTGTACCACCCGTAGCAACGTCCGAAGAAACGATATTCACATCGACTTTTGAAGAGTTAATTGCGGCTGCAAGCTCTGTAAGCCCTGCATTTGAAACTGGTTGAGTTACTCCTGATCCATCAACCGTAAGTGTTTTACCTGAGGCATCTACCCACATACGACCTGCTGACATCTTTGGCATTTCATAATCCCCATCGGTTGCTGAGGTGTTTGCTGGAGTATCTTGTCTAACAGCCATCATTACAACACCTTTATGTCCATCTCCACTTGCCACATCTTCTGCTCGTATAGCATCGTCTATAAGTTCAACTGAGGTTTGTATCGCCTGCTCTGCTGTTATTTGAGTATCCTGTTTAGCGCTAGTTGCGGCTCCCGATGGTAAAGCGGAAGTAACAATATCAACTTGCATTTCAGTACCTGCTACTGCGCCCGCAAGCGTTGTAGTATCTGCTTCAATAGCGTCTAGTACTGCATTGTCAGTTGCTCCTAAGTTTGCGGTAACTGTACCTGTAATATCATTATCTGCACCCAAATCAACCTTTAATCCTGCCGTTGCATCAACTGGTGCTACTCCTGCATTTGTTGCAGGATCGCCCAAGACAACAACTTGTCTGTGGTTGCCATTAGTACCCTCTGTTCGAGTATCTATATTTGTGCCTGTACCTGCGGTTATTGCGATTGCTGTGTCTGCCATAAGTTAATTATAAAGGTTTTCTTGTATTTTTTTTATGGTGTTGCTGGATAAGTAAGGGTTAATAATAGCCCCATTGGATTACCAGCTTCAATAGATACCACCTCTGTTGTTTGTACTTTGTAATAGACACCTGATAGAGAAAGCAAATCGCTTGTATTATCTGCCGTAACAGTTGTAGGCAACAAAACCTCTCCATTCGATCCTATATATCTGTCTACAATAATTGCCATATTATGAATAAGTTAATGCTGTTAAATCGCTTGCGACATTATCAAAATCAGAATTACCGTCTGCCCACGTTATTATAACTCCACTACTGGTGTCTATTTTTCTAGCCTGCCACTTAGCGGTGGCTTCAGCTGTACCAGGTGCGGCTAAGGCTAAATATGTGGTTGTACCGCTGACTGTAACCTTAACAGCCATATTTGAAGCATTAAGTCGTTGTAGATTAACACCGTCATAGCCTACAGGCTCAACCAGCCTTATACCAAAGTCCTCATCAAACGATGAATTATCGGTATTCTGTTCTGTATATTTGTTTTGTGCGACTGGCTTATTTATTGCCATAATGTAATAGATTAGTTTTTATGTTTATCTTCTTATTCAAAAATTCTATATATGCAGACAATATTTCAATTTTAACGACTGGCCTTTCTTCTCCTTTGAGGTTATTTATTTTTTCTAAACTCTTAATCTCTCGCCTTACAGCTTCAATACTATTACCAATATCGCCCGACTTGATTTTATCCTCAATATATTTGTTAATTGTGGATAACTCTGTGGAAAACCCTCCCATTTTGTCGTTCCAGTTATCTCCTAACTCAAAGTATTCAGCAGTATATGGTTTGCCACTTTTAGCTTCATAATCTAAATATGGTGGCTCAACATTAACTACAGAGTGTGAAGACGATTCTTTGCCCTCTGGTAGGCTCTCCGTTGATGGTTCGACTGGTGTTCTAATTACTGATGTACTCATTTTCTATCCCAAAACCCTTCTGGAAACTTAAAAGCATAGCTCCTGCTACTTCTACCAGATTTATCATAGTCAATTAGGCTTTCAGATATATCTCTAACCTTACCGTCTTGCATTTTAAGTCTAGCTTCTACAAGTGATTGCCTGTAGCTAGTAATCTTTGAATCCTTTTGTTCTTCTTTAATCTTCTCTAAGGCTTTTTTGATATTTCCACGCATTACATTATCGGTTGCGTTCTTCCAACCGTCAGATAGTTCTTTAATGTCTTTTTGTCTTGCTTTATCTAGTGCCATAGTTTTTATATTAAATGCTTAAAAGGGTGGGAACTTGAAAAACCCACCCTAATATTAAGCGGCTGCGAATCTTGCTGAAAGAACCCAGTTTGAGTTGAGTATCTTTGTTGCGTAGCTACCAGCCCACGATACCATCGAAATTCGACCAGCAGGTGAGTTGGAGTCCACAATGTTCGGCAAGATGTACAGTTTAGGTGCGTCTTGTGCGAGGTCGTAAGTTCCAAAAGCGTTAGCTCCGTGTACATAGGTGTAAAACCTAACTACAGTTGAAGCGGCTAGTGAAGAGGCTTCCGTTCCAGATGAAACATCTTTGTTCAAAAGCCATCGTACTCCGTACAATTCTCCCATTTCACCGGTGTATAGATCTTTTACATCAGAGTAAGTTTTACCGTTGACCCAAGTTGAGTCGCCAATAAGGTTGTACTTTGAGTAAGGGTCTGTTTTACCAATGAATAGTCCGTCCTGATACTTCATAGCTTTGTTTAGCTCTAACTGTCGTGTCATCAATCTGATGTCACAAGCGTCAAGAGTATCACCAGCTGCGAAAGTGTGGACTGTGTGGTTGTTACCGTAATAGGCTGTTCCGCTTTCTAATTCAGCACGAACGAGTCTGTTGATGGTTTCTCCCATATTTTGTCCAACCAATTCAATTTTTTCTTTCATATTACTGTCAATAGAAACTACTGAGAGCATTCTGGAAGTTGGAACTGTAATACCATACTCTGACAATGTCATAGATACGGTACAGGCTGTTATTCCACAGGTTACAGGGTTTGAAGCCTCTCCTAAAGGAGTAGTCATAATCGTTAGAGGTTCATACCTCGTGAAGTTGACTGTTCGGCCTTCGTTAGCTGGGTGTGTTCTACTCTGTGATCCTTCTTTAAGAACCAGTTCGTATTCTGCACGGCTTAGGAAGACTTTTTCGTAATAGGTTGAGACTTCGGGACTTAGTGATCCAGAAGTGTTAGCGTTTGTTGCGCCAGATATTCCTTGTCCTTGTACTGCCATATTTGTTTATTTGTCACCATCCTTTCTAAGTTGGTTGCTTATTTGCAAAGTCATATAGGTTATGCCTGAACTATGCCAAGTTTTTGTTCTAGCTCCTCAGGAGTCATATCCTGTAATGATTTCTCTGTTTGTCTAACCTGTGTCGGTCTTAGAGCAGCTTCCGATACTTGCTTTGCGACATTCTCGGTTACTTGACTGACACCGTTTTCTACTGCCCTGTTGTAGGGTTTCATCAGTTTTTCGACAAATTTATAAACTGATGCTGAGTACGGATTTTGCTTAACATAAGCCTCCGTAGCTTCTGCAATAGTGTCTGACAATTCCTTATCAAAGTTCTCAGATGTAGGGTCGAGCTGTGGAAAAGCCTTAATAGATTGTTCAGCTTCTCGATTGATCCTGTTGATTGCATCCTGTTGTTTAATCCTGATTGATACCAAACTATCAGCTGCTCGCATAATATCTGCTTGGTACTGTTCTGGACTAATCTCTGTGCCAGGTTCTACTTGCGGTTGATACTGTTGAGGCATAACCCCAATAGGTTCATCTGAACCTGTAAGCTCCGCTAGTCTTGATGCTAAAGCCTCTTTTTCAAGCTCTGCCTGTTTAGCTTTGTTAGCTAACTCCCTAATACGCTGATTAGCTCCTTTTCTGGAACTGTCATCTGTTTCGGTAACTTCACTTTCTGTTTCGGCTGTTTCCGTCGATTCAACCTCTGCTTCTTGTTCTGCTACTTCCTCAGTTGTTTGTTCTAACGCTGGCGATTCGTCAATAGTGTTTACATCACTTTCATTTAACGCCATATCTTCGTTGTTAATAATTCTCACCTCCTCCAGTGATACGCACCAGTAAGGTTGGTGTGAGCTTACCTTTGAGTCTATATGGCTCAAATATCCGAGTCTTAACTAAGGCTCAGGTATTTATTCCATACCTAACTCTTTCCTTGTCTTAAATTGCGGACTTCCCTGCTCGTCAAACCCAATGAGCAACTTATCCGTTCCGATCCACGCACCGTGTTCCACGATACAATCCTTGCAAATAAGATACGGACCTTGTTGACGCCAACCGTGATTAGCCTCTGGCTTATACACAAAACTTGGATTATTAAAGTCCAAATCTTCAATAATGCTGTCATCTTTTTCTTCCTCATTTTGTTTCATCTATTAGTGTTCCATCTGATTTTTCAGAGGCTTCTTTACAATCATCAACTTTATTTAATATTCTTTGAATAACACCTTTGGTTAGATTGACTACTAATACATTTCTGCCTAATTCTTCAAAGCTAGCACCATTTTCAATAGCTGTAGCGTTAATATTGTCTAAATCAGTACTAACTGACTGAATAAAACCTTTTAATGCCCTCCAACCTGCTGTATTAGCTAGGGTTGCAATGGCCTTTTCTTCATCGCTAATAGTATCGGCAGACTCTTGTGATTCCCGCTCAAAACTAGCTAGATTATTAAATATAGAACTTGGTTTGATAGCTGATTCGTCTTTCATTACATTATTGATTGTTCTTGTGGCATTTGCTGTGGCTGAGGTGGTATTGCGTTCATATCCGGTTGTCCTGCACCCTGTTGCATCATTTGTTGAGCGGCTTGCATAAACATCTGTTCGCTTTGATTAAGTATTTCGTCGCCTTGCTCATCTTCGGTGCGTTCTACTAATATCTTGTCCCAGTCTTGAATACCAGTATTAGCAATTAGTCTCTTTAATATCTCACCAAACTTAAATTCAAAACCCTCTTGACTAAGTTGTGCGGTCATTAGGTTGCCTTGTGGGGTCTGTGCTTTCATAAACATATTCATAAGCATTGATAGGTTCTCCTGTTGAGAGTTCTTGTCAGCAGCAAAGGTTGAGCCTGATACCATTTCGTAGTCGAACAGTGTAGATCCAGTCTTAGAGGTGTTAATCTTTAATTTTCCAGTCTTATCATCAAACAGCTCTCTAATTTCAGGATAAGTTCGTTCTAGTTCCTGAATCTCCTCATCAAACATTCGGATAACAATAGCTTTTGACTGTTTCTTGGAGATTAGGTTAACCATTTTGGTCATAACCTGCTTCAAAAACATCTCCATATAGAATCTGTCAGCATTATCACGAGTGTTTTCTCTATTTGCCTGCATTTTAAGTGCTTGCGGTGTCTTACCCATTCCAGGATCGACTTGCGAGCTTGTAGCTGTATCAGAAGTACCGAACATATTCATCAGAGCCGAGTTAGCTACCTGATAGGTATTATTAAAGGTCTCAATACCCTTAGGGTTAAGCTGTAGTGGCTGAACAGAGTTGTTTATCTGGTTTCTAACTAACCATTTCTCTGCTGGTCCCCATTTGATTGAAGACATTGAGGCAATGTTGGTCTTGTTTACTAATATTGGTGGGAACATTGAGGTCTTAATACCATCAAAGTACAGATTCCAATTAGAGTTAATAGCCATCTGCATACTTGCACCTCGCTCAAAGTCTCCCATACCCATATAGTCATCAAGTAATGGAATAGAGTACTTACATACCAAAGGTAGCTCTCCGTTATCGTGAGGGTTTTTAATACTTCTAAACTCCATATCAGCGTCAACACAGTAGTCAGTCCAAGTATCTTTTTCATATTGAGTTAATACCTCATAAAACCCTGATTTGTTGGCACTAGTAGCTTCTGGATATTGTGTGGTTTCTCTTTGAGAGGTTGAGTTAGTGTCTCTAGTATCCTTTGAACCAGCTTTGTTTTTAAGTTTAGTAACTATTTGAGATATATTCTTAAACCCTTTTTGTTTAGCTAACCCCTCAAAGTAAGATAGTGGCTTCCAAGTTCTGACAATTACATAATCACTATCTTCTAAAGATACTGCGCCGACTTGTGGAAATACATCTCTAATATTAAGCAACCACATATCCGGACCAATATATCCATTAGCCTTAACATCCCAATCAATCATTACAAAAAAACTTCCGTACACATTGGAATATATGTCCGCCATTCTTAGTTTAGTAAGGAAATCAAACTGAGCTTTAGCATTGGGCACAACATACTTATCCATAATTAGCTCCATTAACTTGCCTGATCCTAAGTCGTTCTTGGATATAGCCTTAATTTTGCCTGTAGGGAGTTGAGCCATAACCCTATACCCTCGCTCAATAGTTAGTGTGGATAACTTAGGGTCAAAGACTTGAGACTTAGCTTTAGCTGATACTGAATCGTTAAGGGTGTTGTGAAATAGTTGTTCAACCTTGTCAAACATTTCCCGCTTAGTAGACATATACGCCTCAGCTGCGGTCTTACGCTGAAAAATGATGTTTTTAGTTGTTTCGGTTTGTTTAGTTTCTGACATAAATTGACATAAAAAAAGACACAGTTTTAACTGCGTCTTAGTGGTGCAAAAATAGCTACTTTAGACTTTACTATTACTATTATACCTTTTTCTTTTATTTTTAACGATATTCAAGGTTTCTAACCTTGCTACGCCACTTTGGAGTACAACATTAAAGGTAATAGTACCGTAAGGTGTTTGATTAACCTCGTGAGCCACTATTGCGTGTAATGGTATATTCTTCGAGAGTAATTGATTTAAGGCTAAGGTATTTATTGCCATCGATATATTCCATTATATTATAATCAACTATTTGCCCGTTGTTAATTCTTAAGGTAAAAGTAAATAATCCATTTTGTCTCTCTTGGATATCCCTTTCAATATCCGTATGGGGTAAAACATTCTTCTCGGTTATGGACAGTTCTGTATTCATTAAAGTTGATTTACCCAGTATGTATCATCTGGTAAGTCCTCATCTCCGTCTACCGCTCTAAGGCTAACAATAGCGTACCTAATAGCGTCGAGAGTATGATCATAGATTGGTTCTGGCACATTTATAATTTTACCCTCTTTGTCTGTCTGCCACAAATGGTTGCGATATTCTTTTAATACATTAAGACTTCTCTTGGTTACGGATATGCGCTGATTTTGTACAAACTGTATACCTTGCAATAGGCTTCCTTGACCTTTAGTTGAAGCAATAATACTCACACCATATTCTGCTATCTCGTCAATACTCTTAGGCTCTGCACTATCGGCTATCACTAAGGCTTGTGGTTGGTTGTTGATAATGTCTGCTAATTGTTTGTTTGATAATCCTTTACGGTAAGCTATCTCGTCAATAATATAACCACCATTGTAGTAATACACCGCTACAATAGCCGCTGGATCGTTAGAGTACCCAAAGTCCAATCCATACCTTTCAAGCCTTGCCTCGTGTGGTATATCGTCAATAGTCTTCCAATCCTTGTATACCCTACCCTCTGCCTCTCCAAGCTCTCCTAATCCATATACTTGCCACCATAGCTTGTTAGCCTTTCGGGATTCAATCGAATCTATAATTTCCTGTGATAATCCCTCGTTATCTTTGTAAGTAAGTATTATAAAATCAACATCACGCTTACCCATTATCTCTGTGTACCACCAAAACTCTGCAACAGGGTTCCAGTCAAGCCATATCTCCTCTTTAGTCCTAACCTCTAATTGGTCAAATGTTTCTTGTGGAATATTATTTGCTTCATTGATAAATAGTCTGTCTCGTCTTGGACCTCTAACTTTGTGTGGCATATCTAAGGAAAAGAACTCTATTTTAGATCCTGTTTCAAATGTATATGTAAAGTCCGACTTATTCCACCTCTTATCATCGAAATAATTATGTGTCTTCATTATCTCTAAAAAATCACGCATAGCACCTCTCTTAAGGTGTGGCATTGATTCAGATGTAATAGAAGTTAGTTTGGGTGTCTGGTCTGTTTGAGATTTGTGGATAAGTATCTGAACTATAGATACAGTCTTACCGGCAGATGTACCACCAGCAACACCCTTAATCCTTTTATTAAGATTCGATAGTTTCCTCGTTGCTGTCGTTATTTGATACATTCAAGTTTGTTAAGAGTGGTATTGGTTTACCACCAGAGGTTATATCAGTCTTCTGTTGGGATTGTCCGTCTATGCGGTTGTTAACTTCTTTGATGGCAACGATATCTCCTTGAAGTGCAAGACTTCTGAGTTTTCTGTTAATAATTAGTTTATATGGTGTTCCTGTCTCGTCTTGTTCTTCTAAGGCTTCTTTAAGGATACCCGACATAGTCCAAGCCTCTTTAGGTCTACCTTTCTTGTTTATATTCTGTGGGTTTGCATTAAATCCTGCTACTGGTTTTGCCATAGATATTTTATTGTTTAATTATACCTTATTAGCTTCAATTTAACTCTGATCGTCTTCTAATAATTCTATTTGTAATTGCCCTTAATTCACTTCTAGGTTTAGCTTCTAGTATTTGATGACAGGGCATACAGGCTACTACAACAAGGTTTCTCAACTCATCGTCTGTTAAAAATCTTCTCTTGTCTCCGTGAGAAAATGACAGGTAGTTGTTTCTAGTACAACCATCATATCCTACTTCACAGTAAGTAATGCCTTTTGCCTCAAACTCTTTCTTAAGTTCTGCTCGGATATTACTCCACGCAATAGTTTTTTTACCTGCTTTAATCATTATATTTATTTGCAATGTCCAACATCTTCTTAGCTGTATGTATTACTAATATTACTACTGTTACAACCACAACTAAAAAGATGCAGACTATTACTTTTAACATCTTAAAGACAAACTTTGGCTGCTTCTAGTGCTACTTCTGCAAATTCGTCAGACATTTGACCGGTTGCATTGTAACTAATTCCCTCTGCTCCAATCCAAGCTACTCCTTTAACTCTTAACATATAATCAAATCCGCAACCGCAAAACTCTCTATCAGTACCATCTGGGCTACAACCATCAATAAATTCTTCTTTAATGGTATCAATGCTTACCTGTGTATCAACTTTAGGCTTAACTATCTTAGCCGGTGTAGTGTCTCTGTAAGCTGTTGGTGTTTGGTATTTAGCAGAAAACCAACCATCAGCAAGATAATATCCTATAAATATAGCTAGTACTGTTCCTAAGATAATAAATATATTCTCTTTAGTTTTTCTTGTCATAGTATATTCACCCCCTTTAAGTATCCTTTGTGATCCCAACAATATTTAGATTTTAAGTTAATCATTTCGCTACAGTCAGGATTAGCACACTTCTTAAACTGTTTAACTTTAATCTTAGGTTTGGCTAATAGATTCCTGTGATTAGCTTTTTTCATAATTTATTAAGAATTAATTTTATTGCAACAAATGTGGCTATCACCACAAGCGGATAGTAAGGATCAAACAAGTAAGCTAGAGAAAGAATTGCTAATACAAAAACTATTTCTCCTATTAGACTTAATATCTTCTTCATTTAGATTTTGGTTTTAACTGTTTTTTAAGTTTTTTTAGTTTCCTGTAATAATGCAGCTAAAATGAAACAAAACAATCCTGTAAATACCAGCTCCCCACGAAACGACCCAATCCATATTGCAAAAAACCAGCTTAATATCCAAGCAAAAATAAATATTGTTATTAAATAATCAACGAAACCAATACTATCCTTCTTTTTCATATCTACTCGTATTCAGCACACAATATCTTTGTTTGGTTTGAGTAAATATCATCTAGCCTTGAGAATATTGCTAGTAATAATTGAACTAAAAGTGCTGTTACTAAAATTAGACAGAGAATTAAGATTCTATTTTTCATACGTTTGATATTTCTTGTAATCCTCAAGATCCTTAGTTTCTTTACCCCACTGGGTCATAATATATATAACTGCTAGGCATAAGAGTTGAAAAGCTATTATTAATGAGGCAAATATATAAATCATAGTCCTCTAACTTGTCCATCTTCTTCTAAAAATACAGGATATTCACTAGCCTTTTTGTGTCTTAGTTTGTAGTTAGATCCTCTTAACTCAGGGTGTGAGCGTTGGATTTGTTGTCTACATCGTCTAAGGGTTTCAAACCTAATTAGTGCAAAACAAGGCCAACTGATTGCGTTATCGTAAACAAACCCTTTGCGTTGAGCATATTCCCAAAACAACTCGTTATCACTATTCCTAGTTAGGGGTACTTCTTCAAGGATTAGTTTAACTTTGTCGTAAGTTCTCATAGCGTGTCTGCGTGTGCTAGATAAGATCCGTTGTTAAATGCCGACCAAGCAGACCAGTTACCCCTAGCTTTATATATTTCATACGCCCAGTCAATGTTTTTAAAACAGTCGTAAGCGTCTGCGTCTGATATATGCTTGTGAATAGTATTTATTTGGAATATTCCCCTGTCGTGCGTTCCGTCAGAGTTGTCTAGTCCTCTGCGGTTGCAGTCGAACGAATTATTAAGGTTGTAGAAGTTCTCACTCTTAGCCACTCTAATGGCTGTAGAATCGTCCCAATCCTTAGATTGGATATATGCCACTATTTCCTCATCTGAGGGTTGTAGAGAGCGTTTAGCGGGCGTAGGAGTAGGTGTTGGAGTAATATTCACATAGCACTCCTTAATTATCTCTCCATCGGTTATCTGTAGAGTGTGATCGTCACATACTGTTAATGGTGGTCGTGTTGGTGTTGGTTCAGCTAAGGTTGCACTCTCTTGTTGTACAGGTTCGTTAGCAACTGTACTAGCTCCTAACTTGAAAGCTAAGGCTAAAAAGATAATCACTAGGATAATAAATACTACTGTATTCCTCTTAGAGTATTTGTAAGGCTTAATCAGTTTAGGCGGTCTGCCTATTGGTTTTGATTTGGTGTTTTTAAGACTTTGCATTTTCTTTTAATATTCTGTAAATAGTGGCATTAGAGCCGATGTTATATCTTTGCATTATTTCTTTGATTGATATTCCGGCAAGGTAGTCGGTTACTATTCTTGCTTTTGTTTCTTGGTCAAATTTGTTTCTTCTATTAGGTTTCATTACTTAATATTATTACACATTGTTTATATTGTGTCAAGTGTTTGATAAATCAATATCACTTTTTACTTCGTTTCCCCAAGAGTCCCAGCCTTCTGTTTTTTGACGAGCAAAGAGTTCTATCCTCGGCAAATCTCCAAATAGTTTTTCAATCCTAATCCTTACTTCTTCGGGCTTACTAGAATGATTGCTTATCTTTGACACAACAACAGAATGAACTCCCTTATCTAATCTTTCCAATTTTCCTTTTCTACCTAATAACACATATTCGGGGTTTGCTCTTGTGGCGTTACCCATTCCCCAAAATAAACTATCTGCCACCTTATTTTGTTTAATCCAAGTAAAAACTATTGTATAAAACTGAAATCCCCACACTTTCAACACTTCAAGGCTTTCTTCAATACAGGGAGCAGTTGTCCAAAGAAATAGATAACAATTCTTATCAGATATAGATTGAACATCTAGGTTTTTGATATCTTCTAATTTCATTGTCGGATAGAACTTTTTAGCTAATCCCCTAGCTGATTTAATTCCACCCGACTTTCTATATTCCCAGGGTGGGTCTGCATAGATTATTTGATATTTCTTCATCATTAGGCGTTATTAGTCTCGTTTGATGTACGCCTCTCATCTTTAAGTAGAGATAGTCTTGACCTAACTGCTTCAATTAGATTCATAACATCTTTTCTAAGGTTGGCCATTTGTTTCCAGTCGTGGTTAGCATTGATGGCTAGTTGTCTAGCTGATTCCGCCTCTATCCTCTTGTAGTTGTCAGCGTCAGCAATAGTCTCTCCGGCTTTGCGGTGAGTAGCGTATATTTTCTCTCTTTGAAATTCAAAACTGGCTTCTCTCTCGTTGGAGATCTTCTCTAAGTCAGCTACTATCTGTCCTAAAAAAGCATTGTGAGTTGCTAGGGATATCTGCATTCGGGATAGTCCGTCTAAATCTAGGGAAACAATGTATTCCTTGTCTTTACACTTGTTAAGGATTAGTTCTAGGGTTTCTTTGGTAGAGTTCATTTGTCTTGAAAAATATGAATTTTTACTTTATTCTTTTTATGGCTCTGCTTTAGGTATAGCTCCCACGATTTAAGAATGGTGTCCAAAGAACTATAGGCAAAATCCCTTTGGAATTTAGATCCTGTTTCCAAATCAATCGTAACTACTATTGTCATTTTGCTTCCTTTCCAAAACATAATTCTGTTCCCATTCTATGACTCCAATATGGATTGCCTGTTTTAGCACTTACCTTTTGGATCATCTCTGCGTTGTGCAACATACACTTTGAAATCAGCCCTGTATCAACCGCATTTTCTGCTGGCTCTCTAGTAATAGTTCCAGTTGGTTTAGTTTCTTGTGGTCTAACTGCACCCTCTCCATCATCATCTTCTGTGCCAAGTCCAAGCATAGCTAGGATTGAGTATCTTTTAGCATATGTTATTGCCGATCCTGCCATTTGTGGGTCTGCTTTTGTGATAGGGATAAATAGAGTGGTTATTATCGACAACATTGAAAGAAAATCTCTTATCTCTGTAACTACACCAATTTGATTTTCAAATTTTGACTCTTGGAAACTGTGAATAACAACCAAATTGTGTTTTCTTAAAATTGGATTCAATACTTGTAAGACTTTTTCATAGGTTGCGTACTTATTCTTAAAGTGTGGGTTCTCTCCGTCTTTGGAGATATTACCCACCTCGTCTTGAATCTCTGCTATCTTTTGATAGATTGTTTTTGTGTCTGACATTATCTGTTCCCTCCTAGAAAGTCACTATTCTTGTAATCAAAATCCTCATCAAGTGCTTGAGCAACAAAATGTTTAATTGCTTCAAAGTCTGCAAACTGTGGGTATTCGTCTAAGTCTTTGTCAAAAGCTTCTAGTCTTAATATTTCAGCAATTAAGTGTGATGCCTTGAACTTTGATAGACTATCAATGTATTCAACTGGTAAGTCTAATATTCCTTGTGAGCCAAAGCGTGTTATGTGTTTAGATCTTGAGGTAAGCAAAAATCTTTGTTTGTCGGTTAGTATTTCCATTATTTAGTTCTCTCCCCAATCATCTCGTTTACTTTAGTCATTCCATCGTAATATCCATCAAGGTAAGCCGTTGACAGCATTTCAATTGTTATTTCCCCCTCATCAGATTGAGCCATAATTAACATCAGTTGTTTAGTAGCTTTAGTTATTAGTTCTTCTGAAAACCTGACGGTTGGTGTTTTCATTAAAGTATGAATCCTCTCTCCATTAGGTCTAAATTAGCTTTTAATTCATCTTCTGATACTTCTCTAACTGTTTGAGTAATATCGTGGTTGTTGGGATTGTGAGTGTCGCAGACTAATACATCATCTGCATACTCTCCGTAACAGTCAGCTATTGGTTTAGTTGCTGTGGCTACTTTGTCGCAGTATTCACAAACTGCTACATCTGCGTCAACCATTAGGGTTGTACCTGAAACTGTGTTGTAAATCTTTCTTTGAAACTTACTCATTGGTTTAATTAATAACTTATATTAAGCTAAAAATACCATATTAAGTATGGTATGTCAACACTTACCTTTGTTTCTTTAAGTACTGCTCAATGGCTTGAATAATCTGTGAATTTACAGATCGGTATGTTTCGTCTTTAATTTCTTTTAATCTATCTAGAATTGGCTCTGGGAAATTACCTGTCCACTTAATTACCTTTATTTTTTTATTTTTCATATAATTAATCAGTCAGAAGTTTAATAATTGAGCTTTTATCTATGTTCTCTGGAGATAAGTCTGGATAATTTCCTTTTTCGTAGACCACATTTAAAACATCACTGATTTTGATTGCCGAAGTTGTTGATCTTAGTAGATAATCTCTTGATTTTTGAACCAAATCGCCACCTGAAGTTATAGATTTTCCAATCGCTGAAGCGGATAAGTATAGGCTGTTACCATATACAATTCCCAAAAACATTTGTTTTTCTTTAACTGTAAAATCTGCTTGAATCATAATATTATTAGCCACATAGTCTTTACTAAAATTTTGTGGTTTTTCGTGAGCGACAAAAATCTTAGCTGATACAGGAATATCCTCATCAAAGTTATAGTAGTTTAAAAATAATGCGTAAGTTTTTTGGTTATCTACTCCGAAATATAACAACTCGCTAGCGCCATTTTCAGCATCAGTCATATCACCAGAAAACATAACTTTACTATTTTCTGACCTGTAATTTGAATCCCAGCCAATTTTACCATCGAGACTGGCTGCTGAAAAATCCAAATCTATTCTATTGTGATCGACATTATTCCAATGAACGCCAACTATTAAATTATCAGAAACTTTAATCATCGTGTTTGCGGGTAAATTGCCTATAAACTGTTTTTCAGAAGCAGGTAGCCCATAATCTATCCCCTCTGGAATATAGACGGTTTTATCAACCTTTATAGAGCCAAGAACTATATTTAATGCTTCTTGTGTTTGGCTGGGATTAGTAGCAATAAAATCACTAACCCAAGATCTCCCATTTCTAATTTTGTAAACAATATTTTCTGGGCTTGTTAGTCTGAATTTTAAGGCATTAGCAAGTCTAATTTTTCTAAAAACACTAGCGTCTTTAAGTCTATCCTCAAGTTCTGACAAGTCTTTAGAGTTTTTTATTCGACTTGTAACACTGTTTAAATAATCCTCTTTAAGTGGTTTATGTAAACGATTTGCATTTTTTCTAAGTTGGTTAAAAAATGTTTTATTAGCTGAAATGCTTTTTAGTGCCAAAAACAAGGGTTTGTATCTAAAGAAAATTTCTGCCAAATTATCTGGGGCTTTACTAATCAACCTATCAAGCTCTCTCCTTTGAATTTGAGAGTTGGCTGTTTTAATTTCTTCTATAAAACTCTGATTTTTAATTAAAAGAGTTTTTCCTGTAACTCTTGAGATAACAAACCTCAAAAATTCAGCTGGATCTTGGGGAACAATATCATACAAGTCATAAAGTGCCGACTTTAATTCTCTGTTTTTTACTTTTTCAATATCAATAATATATTTATATTCTTCGATTATTTCAATCAAGCTATTTAGAGTATCTTCTGATAAAGCTATTCCGCCAGATAAATCATAAATTTTAGTAATAATTTCATCGTCTGTTAGGCCACTAATTTTAATTAAACTAATATCGTTTGGAATATCTAATCGTTCATTTGGAATATAAATTTCGCCATTTATGCCGAGTTGTTCATACCCATAAGTTGTAAAGTAATGAATAATTGCCTGCAACCACAATTCCTCTTGAGGTGTATCCTTTATTGTTTGCCAAGATTTGTGAAATGCTTGATTTGCTTTACTTGTGGAAAGGTAAAAACTCTTTATTTTTTCTATTAATTCGTCTTCTGCAATTTTTGCAACACTTTCATCAATTACAAAACCGTAAGAGACAGTTTTTTCTAAAATGGCTGGATTATTTGAGATTTTTTCTTCAACCCTAATCGAGTTAAATAGTTTTAATGTATTCATATTTTTAATTAGTGGCGGGCAGTATAAACAAAGCAAGTTTTATAAAGGAACTGCCTATGCCACATATATATTTTTCAGTCTGCGTATATTGCTATACGATATACATATTTTTACCATAGTTAAAATTAATATACAAGTGGTCAAAACTTAGCACCAAGTATGATTAAACGGAAGTGGTACATCATCTGACATATAGTCCCTAATTCTGAATAGTGGTTTGTTTTTTGCGGTACAGGTAGTATGACATTTAGTGCATTTCCAGCCCTCTAATATGGCCTGTTTGGCTTTTTTCTCGAACCACCGCTCTACTGTCTTACTATCTAGTTGTTCAGGTGTGAGTATTTGCATAAAGTCTTTTAATTATTTCCTTTATCACATTAGTTGTAACCGCATTTCCTAGCGTTTTGTACCTTTGAGTATCGCTCAAAATATCAGTCCAGTTATCAGGGAAGCCCTGTAAGCGTTCACATTCTTTGGGAGTTAGGCGGCGGATTTTAGTATCAGTAGTTATCTTTGGCTGTCTATTCCCCCCTTGTGCAGTATTCAGACTTGGGCTTACTCCACCTGTTCCGTAGATTCTGTTGTTGGAGTGGGTGGGCTGGTTAAGTTGAATAATACCTGCTAACTCCTTAATGCTGTTTATTCTCTTACCATTCTCGGCATCTACCAACACATCAACTATTCGGCTTTCGGTGTTTCCAACCCCTTTCCTAAATCTTGCCGAGACTGTTCTCGCTGTTGTTGAATCATCTTGCTTGCTCTCAATATTCCTTCCGTTGCTTTCTCCGATAGGAAATACTTCTGGCCTGGGTTCTCCTCTAATATTTCCGACAATGAAGATACGTTCCCTATTCTGGGGGACTCCGAAGTTTTTGCTGTTAAGAACTTGCCATTGATACTCATACCCAATGTCGGTGAGAACCCCAAGTATTGTCTGGAAAGTTTTTCCGCTGTCATGACTAAGTAAACCTTTGACATTTTCGAGTAGAAAATATCGGGGTCTTTTGTCTCTGAGAATCCTAGCGATTTCAAAAAAGAGAGTTCCTCTAGTGTCGTCAAATCCCCTGCGTTTTCCAGCAATACTGAAAGCTTGGCAAGGGAATCCGCCAACGAGCAGGTCGAAGTCTGGGATGTCGGCAGTAGCGATAGTTGTGATGTCTCCAAAGTTTCGGTGGTCTGGGAAGTGTTTTTCGTAGACTTGAATTGCATATTTGTCGATTTCGGAATATCCAACACATAGTGGGGTTGTCCTGTCTCGATCGTGTAACTGTGTTTTGTTGATACTAATGGTCCTGACCCCCCCTCTTGGCGTTCTTGCGGTTCGGATTCCTCGCTGAGAGGTGCATATTCATTATTGCTTTCATAAGCTTGTTGTATTCCTAGAGCAAAACCTCCGATACCCGAAAATAAATCTAAATATTTCATTCACTTCTAATTATTATACTTTACGATTTGCATAATATTCCAAAAAGTTCCGCCCGATTTTTTTAACCTCTAAATATTCTCTTAATTCTAAAGTCATTCTAGTCTCTCTAACTAATCTAGGATACTCTGAGTCAAAGAACTCCTTAGCTTTCTCAAGATCTTCTCTAGCCAACTCTCTTAATTTTAATCTAAAGGTTTTAATATCCATAATTATTTGCCCAAGTTAAGAACACGCAAATAGATTCTCTATAAGAGCTAATCGGTATGAGTTTCCCCATTTCGGTCTATCTCTCCCTACGCTCCTTTCGGTCTAGTAGGGGCAAGTGGCGTTAAGACCTTTTAACCTACACCGCCCTTTCATTGCCCTCGTTGAAGTATCCGCAATGTCATCTTTGCTTCAGCAACCTAAGTTTATAGCCTTGATTTATGGGGCTGGTCGTGCTGAACTGCCGTTGAAGCGACCATTACATTAAAGTAATCAATATTGGGTTTTTGGGTGTAGGTTTTAATCATAAAAAAAAGCGACCCCTCGTAGAAAGTCGCTTTAATTTGCTAGTATTATAGCTTACTACGAGGTATTTATTCAATAATAAACCCATTTACCAACTGTTGCAAGTCATCAAAAAGACTTAAATTAAAATAACACTTCCTGTTTTAGTGTTTTTTGTTTCAATCTTGATTCGGCAATTATGCAGTAATCTTTATCTAATTCTATTCCAACATATTGAAAACCGTTTTGTTTAGCGGCAACAAGTGTAGAACCTGAACCTGCAAATGGGTCTAATACTATTCCACCTTTAGGAGTTACCATTTTGATTAGGTATTCCATTAGGGCTATTGGTTTGACTGTTGGGTGGTTATTAGTTGTTGGTTTTCTGTTTTCTGGATTTCTATTATTATTTATTAAACCTTGTTCACTGTGAAAACCACCATAGTCAATTCGTTCTTTTTCCTCTAGTTCTTCACACCCCTTATTCCTCTCACTCTTACTTGCTTTTGCTTGATAGATTATTGATTTGAAGAAACGAGAGGCGTTGCCTGAACTTGCTTCTTGATGTAGATATATTTCTTTTCCATCTCTTACACCAGGTTCTCCTTTCATCATTGTATTTTTATATATTCCATTCATTGCACCACTTTTACTCTCAGGAAAACACTCTCTTACTTCTTCACTGTTGTCGTGGATTAGGTTGGCAGGGAAGCGACCTTGTAGATTACCACTTGAAATACTTTGTCCATTACCACCAAAAAACTTTCCATTATCTGCGTTTAATTGTCCTTTTTGTATATCGTCTTGATGTTTTTTATCATACTCGGAAGAATAACCCACCCTACTCTCATCTATATTTATTCCACCTGTTCCATATTTAAGACAGTTCTCTGCTACTGTTTTTTCTGCTAAAGGTTTTCGTGCCATACAGATGGGTTCGTGTGCTGGTTTTAGAGCAGTCCCCCAGCCTTCCCATTCGGAAGTGCCTTTGGTTAAACTAACGACATCAGCAGTATCTTCTCCACCAAAATCATTAAAGTTTCCACCTTTCATTCTTCTAGCAGTTCCCATTAGTTTTTGTTCACCGACAATTTCTCTCTCATTCCCTTGTAACTTATCAACCGCCTTACCTATATTCAAAGATTTGGGGAATCCAGTAGAGTAAATCCATTCAATCATATCTCTCACTTCAAATCCTGCGTCTTCAATCGCTACTGCCATTCTGTGATATGTCCTAGTTCCACTAAATGCTAAAAGGTGTCCACCTGGCTTTAATACTCTTAGACATTCTGCCCACATTAAAGGGTTGTTTGCTATTCCTGTATTGTCCCAAGACTTACCCATAAAACCAAGTTCATAGGGCGGATCAGTAACAATAGCGTCAATGGAATTATCTTCAAGCTGTGTTAGCACTTCCAAACAATTCCCTTGAATAATATCGTGCATATAGTGAATTATACCCCATCAAAAAAGACCCTTGAGCCAGAAATTGTATTGGTTCAAAGGTCTTAATTTTATCCTTGAGTGTTTCGTTAGTAGCACAGGACTTTACCTGCCTACACTCAAAGGGGAGCGTATTTAACAAGATTATTATACCACAAAAAACCACCTTTTTATGGGTGGTCTTCTGTAGATTTTTTTTGTTTATTAAGCAATATTATTGTACCACAAGAAAAGCCCCGAAATTAATCGAGGCTTATATTCAGCATTCTATTGGTCTATCTGTTACTAGGAGCGCTATTGCTCCAGTAACGACGAGAACCAGTGCGGAGATGGCCAGATAGATGAGTATTTTCAAAGAACACCCCTTTGCCCCAGTTGATGCGTTGCATTTGTCGTTGAAACTGCTTCCAGTCCCACCCTTTGTCGTAGACCTTGTTGAAACGCTCGTGGCATTCAACGTGGACTAGAACGAGATTAGTGTGGTGGTGTATCTCGGTGTAGAGTTCAGGGTTTGGTTTGAGGAAGCGTAGTGGCTTGATGTGGTGTCGGTTGATGCGTTGTGTGAATGAGTTGAGGATTTGCGAACAAAACCAGCAAGTCAATTCACACCTGCTTGCAGAGTGAGTTGAGCTGGAGAGATTATCTGCCAAACACCCTCATATTTGGCGGTGTACTCTCGGTCTGTACCTGCATTCATAACTATTTCTAGTTGACAGCAGATGTCGGTCTTGTTTTCGGTTAGATTACGCCTGAAGAAGTTGTACAACTCCCAAAACGGAGCTTCCAACATTTTGACTGGCGTAACCCCTCGAGAGTGGAAGATCCAAATCTCAAAGTACTCCACGACCCTCTCCTTTAAGGTGCTAACTAATTATCTCAAATAAAACAAAACCTCGCTTGTTTAAGGCGAGGAAATGCAAGTTATTTTTGGCGAAGTATGAAAACGCCAACTACTATTATACAAAACTCCCCACTTTGAGATGTTTAGGATCAAGTGGGGAGCGTGTATTTGCAAAGTTAAGGTCTTGGGCAGGTCGTATCAAAAGAATTGTCCCGCAAACCATAAGGCACCACTAACCCTGCAAAATTGTTAAAAGGGCAATATACCCTTAGTTTCTACTTTAGTTTGAGCTTTAGTATTCTCAAATCTCCACTTGTCAGCAAATCTACCAACAAAAGTTAGAGTGAAAACAAAAACCTCACGAACAGGAATAGGCAAACTAAATACCCATACCTTAATATTCAAAGTTTCAGGGATTGAGTTGACTTGACCGAGCAATTGGACTACTAACCAAGAAATAGCTAGTAAAAGACCCCAGCGACTAACTTCTTTTAGACCTTCAAAAATTGGCTTATTCATTTTTCTTATCCACCTCCTTAGTATATCTTTTTTTTAAGTTCTTAATATCAGCTAATTGCCTTAAAAAGAATTGTTGTAAATATAAGTGTAGCCGTTGCGGTAATGACTGCGGTTGAGATATTGCCCGCAATATACCCTTCACGCATTTGGCTAATCTTTTTGCCATATCTTGTAGCGGTACAATGTTCAGCTTTATCATAAGCTTCTGTTAAAAGTGCCAGAACTTCTGGCTTCCGTAATGACGGATCATCTATCGTTTCCATAGACTAGATATTTTATTCCAGATCCATTCAAAAGGTTCAAACTCGGTGGCAGGATAGGTGGGTAAATCGGGTTTAACTTCTAATGGTGGTTCAGTAACCGCTTCAAAGTTATCGCCCGATTGTGGAGCGTTAGGTGGCGTTGTGGTGGGTGTGTTAGCAATATCTCTAAATTTACGATATTCGCTCATAAAATGATTGACTGAATCAGCAGTCAAGGTTACATAGGGAATACCATTGTCTTTGTATAGTTTGTCGGTCTGGAAGAATGAATCGTCTTTCAACGCTCTGTCGGGAAGTTGGTCGCCAGTCTTGTCAAAGATAGCTTTGTAATCAATATTACTCACTGGTGGAGATATTATAACAGACTCTTTATTCAATTCTTCTAATACAGGTAGTGGATCAATGAAACCAAGATAGCCATTATCCTTGTTTAATCTAACTCCGTTTTCGTCAGTTTCACAAAGATTGAGATGTAAGTGCGCTCCTTTAGTATTACCAGTTGCTCCCATTACACCAATTTTGTCTCCTCTACGAATAGTCTGTTTATTAGATACTTGGTTAGAAGCCATATGGCAGTAATACCACGCTCTTTTATTAGCTTTGTTCCAAATAACAACATTGTTACCATAAGCACCACCGCCACGAGGGTCATCAATATCTTTAATTATCTCTCCGCCCTCTATACAGAAAATATCCCAACTTCCGCTAAGTGGTACAAGATCCAAACCCTCGTGTCCTTTTAGACCAAACTGGGCGTAATATGTTGGATTGTTTTTGTATTTCTGAGTAATGCGGTTACCTGTCTTAAATGGTGTAATCATCGTGGTAGTAATTCGCAGGCTATACCGTTCTTATTATTATCTAATCCATATATGTCAGTATCGTGGGAGTTAAACTCGGCTTGAGCATCAGCTTGGGTCTTGAAGTCGGCACAATCTAAATCATTTAGTTTGTGATTGGCAGACATAAACATTATTACTGCTAGTCCTATCCACATAATAAACAAAATTGCGCCACAAATAATAAATACTGCCTTAGAAAAGGTCATTTTAATACTGTTACTCTTAATATGTAGCCAATTACGGACATAAAGACTACACCAACAAATCCCAACAATGCTTTTTCAAGCCTAGTAATTCTTAGGTTTTGTTCGTCGTTTTCAATTTTATATATATCTTTTCTCACAACACCACCATCTAATATTTCTGTCATTGTATCAATCTTTGATTCAATAGAAATTAGCTTTTGTTGTACTAAGGCGTTAATAGTTTCCTGAGATTGACCATTAGTACTCGGTTGCTGATTGTTAATGACTGTTTTAATTTGGCCTGAATCAGACATATCTAGAAGTTATACATACCGTGAACCGCTACCTGACCACCTGTCGTGGCTGGTTGTGTGTTGTCATATTGTTTAATTCTAATTAGCGAGGTTGTGTTTACCTCTCCTGCTAACGCCTTACCAACACCATTGTTAAATCCTGTGAAAGCGTAATAGTTAGCTGCGTCAGCGGTAATTGGCACGGTTATATCCATACCACCTGTAGCTGTACCGACAGTCGTAACACCGATTTTAAGAGACAGAAAACAGGTATTACTAATAACCCTAAATTTACCTGCGGGTACGGTTGTAGTGAATGTGCCACCCTCTGAGGTAACGGTTGGAGTGTATGCAAAAGAACCAGGATATCCCACAGGCGAGGCTTGATGACTGTATTGTTGGGTAGTAATAGCGGCATTAGCTACTGTGTAGTCAGTACCGCCTGTAACTGTAATTACATTTCCAGAGATACCTACAACGACAAAATATTTGGCTGTGGTTTGGGTTAATTTAATTCGTGTCCCTTTAACGAATAGTGTCCCATCAGCTACATTGATTGTGGTAGCAGAGGCATATGTCCAAGTAGAACCAGAATCGGTAGTCCAACCGTCTGTACTTCCTGAGGCAGCTGCAAAACTTAATACTCCAGCTCCATCAGTTTTAAGATAGTGGTTTGCTGAACCGTCAGCATTAGGCCATTGAAGATTAGCTGTGCCAAGTTTTAATGTTCCAGAACCTTTAGGGTGTAGGCGTAAACTAATATTACTATCCCCACCTGTAGCACTAACCAAAACATCACAGGCAGTAATTGAATTAGTAACTGTAATTTCGTTGACTGCGCTAGTAGTTGCGGGAGTTTTAATAACTTCATTTCCGTTAGCATCGTGAATAGCTGTTGTTATCTTTGGAGTAGTTAGTGGCAGGGAAGCTATGTGTGCGCCTAGTTGTGTATGTCCGACCAACAAGTGGTCAATCATATCGTTTAGAGAATCACTTGTTACTAATACTTCAACGACTGCACCGGCAGAGTGTGCTTGGGCTGTACCCTCAACACCTCTTGTACAGGTTACTAGGTTAGATCCTGATACAACACCAATAACAGTTTCTTCAAGTGATGGAGTAGAAGTTCCAGACGAATCAACTCTGTCAATTACAACAGTAACAGCGGTATCAGTAGCTAGGTTAGTTGTTGAAGATAGTGGAATGGTTGTTACAGAGGCGTCTGCAACACCACCAGCACCAATTTGGCCGACCCATCTTCGGGAGTATTTTCGTAGGAGATCCGTATTTGCTGCTGCCATATTATTTAGTTATTTTTATACAAAAAAAGACACGACCTTAACACCGTGTCCGACTTAGTATTCTTGTAAGTATAGGATATAGATATATTATACATTATTCTAATTGACCCATTGACTTGGAAGACGTCTTGGTAGAAGTCTACCTTTTGCTTGTAAACTTAAAATAGTAAAGTCTGTGTCTGCTGTAGTTGAGTAAACTTTGAATTGAATTGCATATACCTTAGCTCGTTTTCTAATAGCCGCCTTGACAGTGGCTTGAGTAAATACCGATGGTGTGGCGGTAAAGTAAACCGCCCACGATCCCGCACCGCCCGATGAGTTGTCGTTAGTTGATGTTGCAAAAAAGTCTCCTGCTAAGTCTGATCCAACACCAGTAGTCGCACCAAACGATGTAATGGTTTTAGTAGCCAAAGTTGCAAAAGTACTGTCTTTACCAATTCCTAATATTTGAAATTTAACTACGCCTCTTGGTCTACCCAACTCAACAATAGCCTCTCTAAGATTAAGAATGTCAGTTTTGGTTTTAGACACAGGAATTAGTGGAGAAATATAT